AAGCTATTACAAGTAGGTCTGGTAAATTTGAAAGTGGGATGTATAATCTTCCAGATGGTACTCATGTAGAAGTTAAGTATTTAGGAGAAGCTAAGATTACAGATAAAGGGGTTGAAATAAATGGATTAATTAGAGAGAAAGATAATTTTGCTAAAGCTGAAGGTTTTAAAGATTGGAATGATTTTGAGAAGAATAATAAGTACTCAAACTCTTTCATTAAAGGTGAACAGACTAAACATATTTATTCTGTAACTCTACTAAAAACAATAGCTGAACTTGATCAATCTCAATCCAACTATTCACCATCTCTTAAAATGTATGAAGGATTTATACAAATAAATCAATTATATAAAGGAGATGAAATTCTACCATTTATTGGTGAGAGTGAGTATTATAGATATTTGGTTCCAATGCTATTAAAGATAAATCCTGAAGTTACAACTGTTTTCATATCTAATATGCACGAAGTTGCTTTAAAATTACTAAATAGAGAACAGCAAGATGATGTTGTAAAGAGAGGAAAACTTCCTAATGGAATTTCAGTTCCTCATCTGAATGCAAACCTAATTAATTTTAGTAATTCAGTTACTTCAAGAACAGTAGTTCACGAGTTAGTTCATAGAACTTTACAGAAAGAATATGAAAAGAACGGTGAATTTAAACAGAAGATCGATAACTTATTTAGTTATGCTTGGGATAGACAAACATCAGATGGAACTTATGGATTTACAAATCCTAAAGAATTCTTAGCTGAAGCTTTAGCTAATCCAGATTTCATGGAAGAGTTGAATGAAATTCCATATAAAGAAGAAACTGTGTGGTCATATTTAATGACTTTAGTATCTAACTTTATTAATAACTTATTGAGTGTGGAATTGAAATCAGATTCTGTTTTAGCAGAAGTTGTTAGATTATCTGAACAAGTATTGAATAACAACTTAAGTGAATTAAGTAAAGAGTCTAAGGTAGAATTATCTTCAATGCAAGCTGAAATTATTAGTAACTGGAGCAACTACTTCCCTCAGTATGAGTGGATGAACGAAGCTCAAAAACAAATGACAGCTAGATTAGCTGAAGAAGGTAAAATCACATTAACATGTAAGATATGAACTGTACAGGAAAAGACGATTTTAATTCTGCAATTGAATTAGGTCGAGCAATTAATGAAACTCATCCAGATCAAACTGTAGACACCACAATTACCTTTTTAGATAATACAAAAGATGCAGTATCTAAAATAGATGGTAAGTATCAAGTGGAATATGGTACAGCTCAGATCAAACAATCAGTTACTGAGAAAGTATCAAAAGAAGTACCTTATAGAGGTAAGGAAAATCCTTTGTTAGAACAACAAGGAGAAATTGGTAATGAAACCCATGAATTGAATCAACATGTTGTTGAAACAATTCTGGGTTTCACCCAGTCTATGTCAAATGATAACGCAATAGATTTTGTTAAAAGCTATAATGATATACCAGAAGGTTTAAAAAAAATCTATGCAACCTACGGTAAAATATTAGATTCTAAATCCGAAAAGAATTTAGTAGAAGGTGTTAAAGAGATTTTATTATCTATTTATAGACAACAGAGAACTATCAACAAATTGACTGGTAAAACGGGAAAGGTTCATATTAGAACTGAACAAGTTGTTATTGATCCTACAAGAAATATTGGTGGTACAATTGATTTGTTGGCATTATTCTCAGACAATACTGCGGCTATTGTAGATTATAAAACAAAGATTATTCCTAAATCTAACCAGGATGCATTTGGTAACATTTTAGATCCAAGTAAAATTGTAACTCCTACTAGTCTAAGAAGATATAAACTTCAAACAGGTGAGTATGGAAGAATCTTACGCGAATCTTATGGTGTTAAATCCATTGCTTCGGTAACAATTATACCTATTAAGTTATCTGTAAAACTGGATTCTAAGTTAAATAAGTATGGTAATAAGATTGAAGGTTTGGCATTTCCAGGTCAAGATAAATTATTAGAAAAAGTCTTACCATTCTCTAATAAAACCAGATTTAAATCTTTGGATGATTTTATCAGAAATGTTGATGATCAAATAGAAAGATTAGAACAGAAACTAAAATCGAATCCTTCTCAGAGAGAAGAGTTATTAGATAGGATGGAAAACCTAAATAAAGGTAAAAAGGAGATTTTGATTAATCACAACCTGAATACGATTTTGGATTATGGTCAATCATTAGCTGATAAAGTAACTAAGGCAGAGTTAGGTAAGTTGGATATTCCTGATTTACAGGAGTTGATTCAAGAACTAACTCTTCTAAGTACTTTAAATGAATCAACATTTGATTATAGAGAATTCTTAAAAAACACTTCTAAGAAGGTTGAATTAGATGAAATTGCAGACAAGATTAATCTTGTTACAGGAGAACTTAAAACTAAAATTGAATATCTAAAGGAAGCTTTGTTTGAAGATAAAATTACCAAGTTAATTGAATTACACACAGGTTATAAAATAACTGATGACTATGGAAACTATGTTCCGTTTGCACAAGAAGGTTATTTTGGTAAGATGTTTTATCAATTAAGTCAATTTGAGAATCCTGTATTTCAAACATTAAAAAAGATTTTGAATGAGATTAATTATAATACTCGTCAAAAGTCAGAAAGAGTAGTAGAAGATATTGTAGAAACTGAAAACAAGGTTTACAATTGGTTAAAATCTACGGGTAGATCTTTCGAGGATCTTGTTAAGATTATGATTAATCCTGACACAGATAATTTTTGGAACAAATACTCTAAAGAGTTTTCTGAAATGTTGGACAGTTTAACTGGTGAAGATCTTCATGAATTTTATAGTGTTTCAGATACTTATGAAGATTGGTACAAAACAACTCTTGAAAGAAGAATTGATCAATTTAAAAATCAGGAGAAGTTATCTGGTAAAGATTTGCAAGATAAAATTGACAACTGGGTTAAAAAGAACGACTTAACTTTAGAAAACGGTAAGCCTTTACATCCAGAAGCTTGGGAACAAGCTAAAAGATTCAATAGATTACATCTTAAAGATAGTCCTGAACATTACAATCCAGAATTCAAATTTATTAAATCTGTCCCAGAACTTAGTGATTATTATGAAATGTTTGAGAAGTACAATAAAGAATTTAGAAGTCTGTTAGGTGTTGAATATAATCAACTTCCTAATAACTTCTTACCTAATGTACGTAAAACAATGTCAGAAAGAATCTCTGAGCAAGGATTTAATGGATTCTTATCAGGTACTGCGGACTTCTTTAAAGATTTCTCTATTAGAGAAGAAGATAGGTCTCAGGATTCTACTTATAATTCTAATAGTCAAATCCCAATATTCTTTTTAAATAGATTTAGGTCTAGTGATGGATCATTGATTGCGGGTGAGAAATCATACCAGTTTGGTAGATCTTTGGCAATCTTTGCTAAGATGGCTTATAATTATGAAGCCTCTACTGCCAGAGAAGCAGAGATATTAGCTTTACAGCAGTTCTTAACTACTGAAGCTGAACAGATTATGCAATCAAGAGGCAAGAATCTGATTGATAAAATGGGCAACTCAATTACCGAGAAGTTGCAAGTTTCTGATATGCCAGAGATATTCAAATCATTTGTTGATATGTATATCTACAAAATTAATGTCAAGCCTATTATTGGTGATAAATCTGGTAGAGCTGAAAAAATGTTATTGAAAGCCAAAGAATACTTTACTCTTAAAACCCTTGGTTTTAATGTGATTGCAGGCTTGGGTTCTTTAACTTCTGCTAAAATAAATACTCTTGTTGAAGCTAATAAAGGAATTATATTCAATAGAACAAACTATAAAGAGTCCATGCTAGCTTCATGGTCAGATAGAGAAAAGTTTTTAGCTATCAATGCATTCTTTGATCCAATGTCACACAGACATAATAATCCCAGATTAAATGGAGAAGATAAATATGGTGAAAGACGTTACTCAGATCCTACAATGAGAGGTTGGATTAACAAATATGTTAACTCAAGAATGTTGATGAATACTTTCTCAGTAGGTGATCAGTATATAGAAGAAATGATTTTAGTTGCAATGGCTAAGAATTACTATGTTGATGAGAGAGGTAATCTTAGACGTATTAAAAATGATGCTGATTTAGAATTAAATAAAGATAGATTGATTTGGAACTTATTCTCTTATTCTAAAGAAGATGGTGCTAAACTCAACATTTCAGAAAATCAAATGATGAATGCATTTGAAAGCTTTAGGATAGCTGTTCAAGCTGGTCAATCTAGAGTTAAGGGTACTATATCTGAGGAAGATAAAGCTCACTGGCAGAATAATATTATTATGCAATTAGTGATGCATTTTAAATCTTGGATGCCAGGCATCTTATTTGAAAGATTTGGTAAAGTTAAATTTGACAATAGAATTGATTCAATCTATATGGGTAAATATACAGCTCTTAGCAAAGAGTTTGGTAATCCAGATAAGTTAGTATTTAAACAATTCTTTACTAAAATTATACTACCTAAACTTGGTAAACTTATAGCTGATGTTGCAACATTTGGTTTACTATCTAATTCTAGATTAAATGATAAATTTAATAAAGAGTTGGCGTTTGAAAAATGGTTAGACGCTAATCCACACTATAAAGGTAAAGTTATATTCGAAGAATTCAATGAAGTTCAACAGAAACAACTAAGATCTGTAATTCAAGAATTAAGAGTTCTATTAACAATGGCTGGATTAATAGTTCTAATGGGAGCAGATTGGGATGGAGATGGTGACAAAGATTACAAGAAATACCTACTCACCAGAAAATTAGCATCTCTAATATTTAAAACTCAACAAGAAATGAGTTTTGTGTATTCTCCAGTAGCATTTGCAGGTATGGTTAAATCACCACTACCAATGTTAGGATTAGTAACAGATGCCTATAAAACAATCTCTAATACTATTGATGAGATTTTAGATATTCCGTTTGGTGAAGAAAGACTTATTGGTGGTACTACAAATGATAAACAACCAATTATGTCCAATACTATTAAATGGGTTCCTGGATTAGGTGGAATAGTTAGATTCTTAGATGTATTTGATTCAAACGTGGCTTATGAGAATGCTCAGAACTAATATGGCTAAAAATATAACAACTGAAGAATTCATAGAAAGAGCTAATAAAATTCATAATTTTAAATACGATTACTCTAAGACTAAATATATTAGAATAAAAGATAAGGTTGAAATATATTGTCCTGTACACGGAGCTTTCTTTCAAAGACCAGATAAACACTTAACTACATCAGGATGCAAATATTGTAGTAATACCGGTGATAGATTAGATCAAAACATACTAAAAAACAATTTGCAACAAAAATTTCCTAACTTGGACTTTAGTAAAATGTGTTATAAATTATGCAGTGATCATTTTAATGTTGTTTGTAAAGAGCACGGAATGTTTTCTACTTCAAAGAAAAAGCTTATGAAATTCATAAACTTTAATGGGTGTCCGGGTTGCAAATCTAAATATCATATTCAATCAAATCTATATACTAAAACGGGATGGAGAAATAAATATTTTAATAAGAAAACGTATGTTTATTTAATTTTAATTAAAACACCTTTAGAAGAATGTTTAAAAATTGGAATAACCGGAAATTTAAAAAACCGATTTAGAACTTTAAATGCCGAAAATGTTAGTGTTAAAATGTTAAATTATATTGAATTTACTAATCCAGACGATAGTTATGATATGGAAAAGTTGATATTTAAATTATTAAGTAAGTATAAAATTGTTGCTAAACATATATTTGGTGGCAGAACCGAATGTTTTAAAAATAAAACTATAGTGTTACATACATTTAATTCTCTACATAATAAAAAGGTTTAAAAAAAGGGGTGTCTAGCTGTAATGGCCAGACATCCCTTTTTTTATTTTTAATAATATCGATTATACGCATGATGTGTCAAACCATAATCATACAATACATATCGATCATTTAATTTACCAACTTGATCTAAATCGCCTTCTACTATATCAAACTGATCAACCAAGTATCTTCTCAACATTTCATTTTTACAAATAAATGATAATCTGATATCTCTAGAAGTTTTCCAAGGACTTCTTCGACGATTAACAACAACTTTTTGCTGTAGCACCCAAGTACCATTTACAGTATCAGCTTTTACAACTTTAGCTAAAAAACGTTTGTAGTATGTAGGCATATCTCGATATACCCTATACTCAGTTAAATTTTGAGCAACACCTCTGTCATTATAAGCAACCTTGAGAACGTACTTATCATTAATTGGAATAACAATTCTAGAAGTACCTTTTCTTTTAGTAATACTTGGAAATGAAGTACGAATTACTTTTTTAACTTGGTTCCAACTTTGAGCTTGTTCAATTTGATATAATAATGGTTTCATTAGTAAGTTAAATATTAAATGTTGTTTCTAATGTCGTATGTGAAGAATGCATAGAGAAGTTTATAAATCTCACTTGTAGGAGATCGTAAAATCTCATTAATATGAGCTTGGCCATTACCCATAACATATTTGGCAATAGTATTCATTAAATACTTTTTCGGCATTGTTTTAATGTCAACAACAGCTTTCTTAGATTTACTAAAATGCTTCCCTGATTCTACAGGAACCCAAATTTTCTTATTGTCTCCAGTATATTCACCAGAATGCACAAAGTTACATTCTTTAAACACTTTCTCAAACTCATCTAAAGGTAGTCCTGCTTTCCCTAAACCCACTCTCAAACTTCTCTTGGTAATAGGTTGACGGTTTTTAACCAAATCGTAAGCTACATTTTGTATAGAGTCTTTAGTAAGAATGACTGGAAGTTTATAAACCCTTGTGCGATCAGTACTAACTTCGTATACCAAATCTTTATTTTGTAAAAACATTGATACATAACTAGAGGTCCATACTTCTTCTCCATAGTATTTATCTAAATAATTTTTAAGTTGCCATGTTGTAATTGTTGTATCAGCACTTTTTACAAAAGTTGTATAAGCTTCTTCAATTTTTTCGATCTTTGTCATCTTGTTCATTTTGTTTAATTTGAGCTTGTCTAATTTCCCATTGTTGTCTACATGCAATACCGTGGGCCATTAACCATAATGCATCTCCAGTAATTTCTTGTTCACAATATGGGCATGTTAAAAATCCTATTTCAACTTCATTCATAATCTCTAATTGCTTTAACTGTTGGAAATCTTAAATTACCATCAGGTGTATATCCAAAATATTTTATAGTAACCTCTTTACCAATTACAGAATTTTTATTCTGCCAAACCTGCCTCATATATTCTTCAGTACCTGTCATTGTTGGTTTACATATGACACCATCAGATACTTCTATTACAAGCATATTAGCACAACCTGCTCTATTACCTTCGCCTTCCAACACATCTATGATTTTAAACTCAGCATCTTGCCAATCTTTATATTTCAAAAGTTGTTTGCTACGTTTATTCTCATACCCACCTAAATCCATTCGGATAATACTTCCTTCATATCCCTCAGAAATAAATTGTTCGTGATACTTCTGCAGTTCCTCCATAGATTTAATTTCATATGTAGGAACTAGTTTAAGATATTTATTATAGCGATACATCTCTTTAAAATCACTCTTTAACATTTGATATCTTTCAGAAAACACTTTGTCTTTCCAATAAGGGTAATCATAAATCCAATACTGAATTAACTTTTCAGATTCTTCTAAATCCTTATCAGTAGGTTTTGTTTGTCTGACTAAACTAAGAATTTTATTAAAATCTTGTTTGAGATCATGATTATACAACTCCCCATCTAACCCAAAATAATTAAATATAAGATGTTCACAACTTACAATAGGTTTACCTGTCCTTGTCATAAGTTTTCTATCATCCATATAACATCTTATTCCATCTAATTTAGGTTGAACAAAAGTACGCACAGTAAACATTAATTTACTATACTTACTAAATTCAAATGCCAACATGGGTTCAAAAAACTTCTTTTCTTTAGTTAGAACTTCATTATAACCAGATCTGATCTTTTTATCCCACTTAGCTTGAGCTTCTAGTTGAGCTTGTTGTTCATCAGTAGTTTCATTAGATTTTCCAATATTCTTACCAGTACAATATGTTGGACTAGATGTAGTTAACTTACCACCTTGAATTCCTTCAATTGTATAATAATAATTTTCGCCAGGAGGAGCAATAATTTCCCACTGCTGCACCTGACCTTTTGTAGTGTATTTATAAAGTGTGTTCACCGAAAATTGATATTATAATGACTAAAGCAATAATAGTGTTAACCACTGGAACTAAAGCTAAAATAGGTAATGCTTTCATAGCAAGTCTTACAAACTCGACGGTGTCATCTGATAAATGATTAGTAATCTCACTCCACTTAATAAGTGAGTAAATAACTAAAACATAACACACGATAATTGATAATATATAAATAAATAGTGCCATTATTGTAAAGATCTAAGTTTAAGTTCTAATAAAGCTAAAGCATTCCAAGCTACAGCTTTAAGATGATCTAATTCTGTTTCATCAGGTTCACCTAATTCCATTAAGTGTCTCATGATTGCATTCTGATATTCCTCTTCAGGAAATCTTGTAAATCCTTGATAATCTTGATCAATATCAGCATACTTAATATGTCCAATAGCACATCTTTCAGCAACTGCTTGAAGTGCATTAGGAAACTGTTGGACTATTGTCACATACAGTTTTGGTTTTTCGTGCTTTTTTTGTTTTTGCATGTTTTTGTCTGTATAGTATTTCTGCTCCTTGAATATGGAACAAACCCATTAAATCCGCACCCATATTAATTCTCTTTACTAAGAGACGAAAATATAATCGAATTAATTTATTACTCCATTTTTCTAAAGAATATTCTTCACCCGAATATACTTGACATTTACGAATATCTTCAATTAAATCTTGAATCTCTCCTGATTAAATTCTCATACCACTTCTGGTATATTCAAATCCACCATCTATAAATGCTCCAGGTTCAAATTGTTTGAAATCGTGTCTCCAAAAAGAAAATAATTTAACTCCATCCTTTTCAATATAATTAATCTTCATATTAACCTACATGTCGATTCTTTTTAACAACCTCTTTATTTATCTCAAGTAACTCTCGAACCAACTTCTGCTTTTCTTCATCTGATAATTTCACAACATCTTTTTTAATGGTAGTGTCTTTCATCTAATGGAATTTCTTTTTTAATATCGGGCATCCACTTAGGTACTTCTTTTCTTTGACATGAACAAAGTTCCTCTTTATAAATAACTTTACCACAATTTCCACAAGTTGTAGTTTCTTCTTTAACTTCTACTTCTTCGGGCTTTTCTTTTTGATTATTATCGGCCATCCTTTTATGAATTGTAATAGTGAGATTATTTGTTTCATTTTCCCGTACTACCAAAACCACCTTCACCTCTATCAGTAGAAGATAGTTCTTCCACTAATTCAAGTTCTGGTTGTTCAATTTTATTAAATACTAATTGTGCAATTCTATCTCCATTATTAATCTCAAAAGCATATTTGTTATGATTTATTAACAAAATACTAATTCCCCCTCTAAAATCTGAATCTATGGTTCCTGGCGAGTTAACAACACAAATACCCTGAGCCGCCAACCCAGACCTACTTCTAACTTGACATTCATAACCTTTTGGAATTTCTAAAAAAATACCTGTAAAAACTTTAACAATTTCACCAGGTTTGATATTTAAAAAACCTAAATTATCACAAGAACCATCGTTAATATAAGGAATGTGAGCACAAATATCCATTCCAGCACTTCCAGGAGTTTGAAATGCTGGTAATGGATTATTAGATTTATTTACTATTTTTACTTTCATTTAATGAATCCGTTATTTATTCTATTTGATTTTTCATAACCAAGAATTTCTTGATTTAGACATGGTGGAATATCATATTGTGATATTTCAACTTTTTGACCATTAGGTCTACTTTCTAAGGAATCGATTGTGTAGTGTGTATTAAACCAATTATTTAATAGATTCACATATTCCTGTTTATATTCAGGATCTTTGGATAATACAGCTCTTGTTTTACTTTTAAAAGTAAAAGTTAAAGCAAGTTGTTCAGGTGTATAAATATCTGAATAAGCACCTTCTTCAAAAGCTGCATAGTTTAATTCAGGACTCACCTCCACAGCATACACATTTTCATTATACATATAATCGTTTATATACTCATTGTTGCGTTTCAGAGCCTTAACTAACTCGTGAATAGCAATAGTATTTTTACGATCATAATAAATAATAATTTTATCGTTACTATAAGAACAACATAATAGATTTTCTTTTAAGTCTACCATGTATGGTCTATAAGATTTAAGTAATACAATTGCAGGATATAAATAGATTCTAGTTCTATTTAAAAATCCCCGTTGTACCACAAATTCTTCATCACTATCATATTTTAACATAGTTAAATTTCTGGATTATCGGTTTTATAGTGACTTAATAACTCCAAAAAGAAGTCGTAACTAATAGTCACTTGATTCATCTCAGGTTGAGATCTTGCTCCACCTTTTACTCTGTTTAATTTATTTATTAATACATATGGTAACTTATGCACCACATGCTTTTCTGGATAATGTAATTTGATTAATTCCTGGTTTTCTCTAAATAACGTTTCGTATTTTAATCTAGGATAATTATATCCTGATTTAGCCTGTATTAGAAACGGTACGCCAGTAATATCAATCTTACAATCATCTGCTAATTGACTTGTATATCTTGCAGTCTTAGCAAACTTAAAACCTTTTTCTCTAAGATCTTTGGCAACTTGTTGCTCAAGTCTATTTCCTTTTAATTTATTTTTACTAGGCATGTTAATTCTTAAATCTCCAAATAAATCCACCTGCGGTTTTTCTTTTTCCTAAAGCAGTAGCGGAAATAGTAGTTCTATTAATCCCCGTTACTAATGAAGCTTCTGTCGCAGATTTAAATTCTTGAATATCACAATTAGTTAAATTGGAAATCTGTATAACTGGTTTACAACTTCTCTCTGACATATTCTTAATAGTTTGAACACTTCTTTTTTTACCTTTATTGGCTTTAGAAATTTTCAACTTGGTTACTTCGGTTCTAACCAATCCTTTTAAAGCTTTAGATAATTTAGCTTTCATTTCATCTGTGTGCTTAAAACCTAATGGAGAACCTGCTATTCTAGACATGTTATATTCAGACTTAATATTAATATATTTTTGTTCTAATCGTATAAGAATTGATCTATCAGGTATACACCGCTCCAATATTTCAAATTTGAAATTCTTTTTAGAATACTTATTCCAAGCATTTTGGAGATATTTAGAATGATGTATATTTTTATTAAGAAACACCTTATGTTTTTGCCCATCTTTGCTTTATATCATGACTACTACCAATATACAGTTTTCCGTTAACCAGATTTCTTATTTGATAGATTCCACAAATTTTTGTTTTATTTGGATGTGGCATTAAAACGGATCATTAATAGTAATTTGTCCACCACTTACATACATGTTATTACAAAGTATAGAAACGGTAATCTTGTTTGTGTACCCACTAACAATAAGTTGTAAATTTTTATTTAAATAATCATAAAAGAACGCCTTTCCATTCTCACTTTCTAATAATGTTTTGATTATATCAACTGTCGTTTGATCCACTTCTTCAACCATGAGTCTTCTTTTTTAATGTGTATTGCATAATCTTTAATACTAGGATGTCCATAGGACTTAATATATCCCTGGATACCATTTTCATCAGTAGACCTGAATACAAAATGAGATCTACCAAATATGTTCATTATATATTCATTCATCCACCTTCTACCACTTGGGCTTTCCAATACTGTTTTAAATATCTCCAGTGTTGCAGGATCTATATCTTCATTTGGATTCATCTTTCTTGTCTATTAGAACTTTTAAAGCATCTTCAAAATCATGGAAATAGCAAGTTATAGCCATCCAACCTAAACAAATACCAATGGCATCTTCACTATATCTAATATGAAATCCACCATAACTACCAAAGACAAGCATTAAGCTAAATCCAGGAAATAGTTCACTCATTCTTTTATTCATATCCAATTAATTTGACTTTGTCCAGATTCTTCTAAGCATTTATTAACTTCTTTAAAGAATCCTGTGAATTTGTTACTTCCATGAGTTTCTGCTGCCGGATGATATCTCAAGAGTTTATAATGCAACTTTTCAGAAATAATATCTTGATATAATTGAGCTTGTCTACCTACGAAAACAAATACCAATGATGTCATATCTCCTCTAGTAATCTTAAAGTCATTTAAAACATCTAATAAACAACTAATGAATTCTTCCCAAATCTTGCTGTGGGATCCAGCTTTCCATTCCTCACAACTTAAACTTGAGTTGAGTAACAATACACCTTGTTGTTCCCATTGGTACAGACTTCCATCAAAGATATCATCAGTAACTTCATATTCAAGTAAGAGTTCTCTTAAGATAATACTTAAACTTGGTTGAAACTTACTTTCACACGCAAATGCTAATCCAGTTGCAATTCCTGGTTGTGGAAAAGGGTCTTGGCCACAGATAATAACCTTAATTTTATCTGGATCCAATCTTAAACATCTTAAAATCTTATCTGGAGTGTCCGGACACAACTTAACTCCCAATCCAACAATAGTTGTAATGGTTCTATCAAATACATCTGTCAACATCTCACCAGATCTCATAGGAGTATTAAAAAGAGTTAACCATTTTGGATGGATTGTCTTGAGTGCTAATTCTGTTACTTTATGCATCTGGTGTAGTTAATTGTTTGGCTATTTGATATACGAGTTTTTCTCTACCTAATCCTTCAACATACTCATCAACAATAGCTTTGACTGTCTCTCTAACCATTGCACCACCATCCCACTGATTTTTCATGATTTTCTGTTCTATCATCAACTCTTTGATTGCATGTTTGAAAGCATCTTTCAAGAGTACATCAAGATGTTTTTCTGAAACACCTTTTATTTTTCTATCAAACTCAGTAGTAATATGTTGTTTAAGTTCATCTCGGGTTAAACCATTAACTTGTTCTCTTACCATTTGCTTACAATAAGCTCTTAATTCTTCATCGTTCTGTACATTAAGTGTAACTGTCATAATATTAATTTCTTTGTATTTTCTATTCCAAATTTCTGTATCATCTCATAAGGATCTTTAACATCGCATTCTATAATCTTATATTTAAATCCATACTTCTCACTTAACTTTTGAGCTTGTAATATTCCAGGAATATCATTGTCGTATAAAAATGTTATAGATTTGAAATGGTTCTGTAAATCTAACACTACATCTTCTGGAAGATAACACCCTTCATTCTGAAGAGCTATTGCTGGAATACCTATAAAATAATCCAACACCAATCTATCCTTGGCAGATTTAGTAATAATAATCTCATCTGAAATAGATTTATAATATTCTAACTTCTGTAATCCAAAAATATCTTGAATACTACAATTAGAATACCATCGATTTTCTAATTCATTAGGAAAGTACAATTTAGTATGATCAGTATCAGGAAAGTAGTAGGCTATTACTAACGTTTTATTTGGATCATGAATACTATTCTTTTTCCAACCCAACTTAGTTTTAATCCAATAATTTTCAACTCTGAATACCAATTCCTTTTCTAATATCTCTCCAGATAAATTAAATAAATTTTCATTCCAATCTTGTTTTTCAAATCTAATTTCGGGAACAAATAGCTTTTCAACGTGCTGAGGTTTTACTTTGGTAGATGATTTCTGCCATAGTATATCTAAAGCCTCTTGAAAGTTACAATGTTTAACATACATTACAATGTCTATACAAGACCAATACAGCTTGTTGTTAAACATTGTATTTTCAACAAAATAAAGAATCCCAGAATACCATGTAAAACGGCATCCAGGATTCTTATCATTTGCTCTAAATGGAGACTTATACCTTAGCCCTAAATCTGGATAAATTCCCAGATATTCATAAAACACTTGTTCCTGAGAAATCTTCTCTAGAACATCAGATTGTTTATGATAGGTTGGGCGACAGCCTCTAAACATTTTTTACTCAGGTAACACTTTGTGATTCAACCACTGATCCATAACTTCTTGTGGATTTCTGAGATAAGCACTTAATCTAAGAATAAGTGTTTCAGTAGATTCAATTGCGAATGATTGACATCCAACATGAACTGTATATCCAGAAGTTAAAGGATTAACAATAATTTGATAATTGGCTGCTTCATAACGTTCTTCAGCCAATCTTATTGGTGGGTATGACTCTTCCATAATTAGTTCCAGCTACCAGATTTAGTTACAACAGGATTGTTTGGAACATTATTATAACAATCAGCTTTATTAAAATCTTGATACTTGATAGTAAACAACTCTTTAATAAGTGGATATGCTTGAGTTTGTCCAACTCCTACTTCCAAAGATTTCTCATAACGTTCTAACAATTTATTCTCAGCCCAATCTGTTACTGCACCAGAGAACCATGTTTCTGAAGCTGATGCTACAGCTTGATAATGTTTAGTAACTGGATTACCATCTTTATCAAGAGTATCTTTTTCACGAACTACAAGCACCATGCTGATTTGCTTATTGGCATATTCTTCTGCCATTTTAGCTGTTCCAGAATATGATGCATTATACAAGCTGGTAGAATCAACTTTAAGATCAACCATTTGCTGATAAAGATTTTCACCTGATTTATAATCAAAGTTAATCAATTTAGCAACAAATGTGATCCAATCAGCTTCTCCAATTTTAAGTGGTTTGTGATCAGCAAACTCTGGCTTAACCACACCTTTAGATTTTGCCCAAACTACTGCACCAGTAGAAGTACAGATTTGATAATTACCAGATTTAGCAACATAATCATCTGTGCTGACATTAATTCTGAAATTTGTTACAACCCCATCATCATTTTTAAGCCAGATATTAATCGGACGAACTTGATGTTCTCTGCTAAAATCATCCGTGATGTCATAATTTGGATCTGCGACATTTTCACGTCCAGTCCATTCTTCAATTTGTGCAGCTGTTGGATTAATTCCTAAAAATGTGAAAGCGGATAAACCGGTTTTGAGATATGAGCCAGTAGACTGACCTTCTTTAGTTCCTGTAAACATTGTGATTATTAGATTAAATTATTAAAGTTAAGTGATGTTTTTGATTCTGTTGTAAATGATGGATTAGCTGACGAGCCACCGGTATAAGTTATAGTAGTTTTCCAAGGATCCCAATAAGGACTTTTATATACATCTTTGTGTACAATTACCTCCTTGTATTGAATTGTTGGTGTAAATGGTATAAAACTCCATTCTTCCCAATCTTCTGGAAACCATGACATAAGGTAATTAAATATATTTGCTATTTTAACAGTACCTTCAATTGCCACAGTTTTGTTTTCAGTATCTACATGTAATTTCATACCAGAAATACTTTATCCCAATTACTAGTAAATACTTTAGGTTCCCCCTTACTTGCATAATCAGGATTTGTTAATTCTAAAATTACAAATTCCTGATCACTTAAATGTGGTGGTCTTGCTCCAGTTGCCAAATCCTGTTCATGATTCTTAAAACTAAGAATGGTTTGATTCATATTGTTAGGATTTCTGTACATGTAACCAATGGCATCAGCATCTGCACAAATGATCTTCTTCAACTTTCCAGTTAAAGCTAAATCTTTTGCATTCAAATCCTTACCATGCTTATTAATACTAGCATCTTTTACGTGACTAACTAAGATAAAACATTTATTACATTTACCTTCAATAGGTTTCAATAATTCTTCAAATGCTTTTCTTAACCAATCATATCCTCCTCCATTTGGTAATTCTGCAACCACATCTTTACCTGGAAACGTTTTACCAATTGGAGTTTGTTTATACAACACAGTAGCAAACTTTCTAGCATATTCTTCCAATGCAGATGTGGTATCTACTGTAATGAAATCATATTGCCAACTACCATGCTCTCTGTAATACTTTAATAATTCAGCTCCAATAAATTCAAATACTGCCATTGGATTGGTGTCATTATCCCTTAGGATTTTCCGAATGTCAATCTTCATGGCTTCAACATACTCAGCACCTTCTTCCAGGTCTAAGATTAAGTTGTTTTTTAGCTTTGACAATGCTTCTGTTTTACCTACCTTAGTATGAGCATAGAACACTGCTCTTCTAGGATTGTAGGATTTGACTTTAATTACCTCTGATGGTAAAGTGATCATTCTTAACGATTAAAATTATGATTAAAGTAAATTTGGTTTTTGGGATTTAATAAACTTATGCAAATTCTTCAGTTTCTACAAGAGAACTTTCTGGTTCACAATCTGTAATTTCGGTATTTTTTGAAACAGATGTTGCAACATCATCAATTACAGTAAACCATTGAGGTTTAGGTTGTTTGCGAGTTCTCAAATTAAAGCCGTTGGCTTTAAACATCTCTTGTACCATTTTTGCAGTAATTTCTACATTAGCTTCAGCTGTGAAATTTTCTGCCATTTGTTCCCATGTTTGATTTCCGTCAAACATCTCTTGAAGTTGTGATTTAGTCACCTTTACCATTTTAATTATTGATTTAATAGTTTGTTAATTAATTTAAATTGTTCTTCAGTAATTACGTAATCTGAAAATAACGATATTACATCACGGGCATATTGAATGTGGTTTTTCCACGTCAATTTGTTTAAATTTGCAAAATCTGACCACCCTGGAATAGTTGATAAATTCCCGAGTCTAATCTCATGGGAGAAATGTATGATTAAAAAGTTTAGTAAAAATTTGTTATCAGTCCAATCTGCAGTCATAATTCCAACTGCAGCCAATCTTACATCATCTCGTTTACTAGATTCCAATAAATTCCAAAAATTCTCATACATTGAATAATCAAACTCAATTCGAGTTCTCTGACCATCAATATAAGTTTTAATATTCGATTCTAATCTCGACCAAAATACACTTTTGTGTCTAAGATAGATCTCTTTTGGAATTTCAGTAGGTTGTTCTGAATAAGAATTGGTTATAAAAAACTTTGAACTTTGATATACATAATCGTTCCAATTATTAACGATTTTATCAGCCAAATCCTGTTTTTTAACTCGAACACAATTAATTGATTGCAAGTACTCGTCTAATTGCTTAAACGAGTACTTGTTATTTCTATGTTGAAAATATACCTTATCCCCAGCTATTAACTTGTTATCAAACTCTTTCTTAATATCAGATTTAAGATCGCAATAGTTTCTAGAAGAATAATCGGGTTCTTTATAATATTTGCTTACATCTTCCATTTAAAATCGATATTGAAACCTTCAATGAGCTTATTATTACACAATAAATCCTTTACTGCAGTAGATACTCTTGATGAAAGAGCTGCTGTCATTCTGTCTTTAATGAAAGGTACAGCAAGCATTTCTTTCATTATATTATCAGGAATAGTCTGCAGGCAATTTCTCAAATTTAAATATTGAACCACCGTTGCACTAAATCTATTGGTTAAAGAGGTATTTCTTGCGAGATATCCTAACTCAAAATAAATCAATGACAAGACATATAAAAATGAATCTTTAAGATTACAAGTCTCAATTGTCTTGCTTGCGATGTTAATATCAGATGTAATTAGATTCAATAATGCGTCATAGTTCTCCTCATTAATAACAATACCAGAATTAACAAACTCAATTAATTTGCTTTCAAACACAACCTGTGGTTTATTTGTAAGTTTGAAATAAGCCATCCATCTCATCATCATATCAACATACTTTGCACCATACATTGATATATTAAATAAAATATCATCTGCTTCACCAGGTGGACAGTTATCATCTAGCTTATTATTCTTAAGTGCTAAACCATGATTAGGAAAATAAATGTCAGAGTTTACAACAATAGCGTTGGCTTTTTCCAATTTGATTACTCTGCTGAATTTCTCTTGTGAAATTGTTAAGAGAGAACGTTGAAAAGTCACATCAGGAAAAAAGTAAATATTGTCATCAGGTTTGATAATTCCTGATGGTTGAGCTAAAACTTGTTTAATTGATTTAATTAAATCCGCATTAGCGTAGTACGTATCTCCTGAACTTAATTTGATTATTTGTGGATTCATATTATTATGACAACATCATTTTCACAATTTCTGGATGCATTGTGATATGTTGCAATTTAGTTGATTGTTGTTTAGCTCGATCAGACATGAAAGCTCTAGCCATATGAAACTTCATATCTTCAGAGAAACAGTTGTGAAGAATCATGTTAATAACCTTCTGATTTTCATCTTTACCCCATTTATCATGAGTAGCATAGATTACATAATTCACAATTCGCGAACTCATGATTGATGCTGTTGCAGGTTGAAAACCATCTTTAGTTTTGAAGTTACCACAACAATCATTTAAAGCCTTTAATGCTTTATCAGTATCCATAGCCAACAATTGAGCAGGACTTGGAAGTCTATCCAATTTGTTATTTACAAAACTGATAAAGATGTCAGTTCCTTGTTGACCAATAGCTCCATCACCACAGATTTTAACATAACTTAAATCAGCACTAAAATCGGGCAAACAACTAATATCATTAAAGAACTTAGTCATACTTCTAGCATTAGCCTCACGCAATCCACCAATACCATCTTTTCTACGACTAAATAGTTCTGGATTATGCAATACAAAGTTAATACACCGACCATCAATACCTTCTTCTTCAGCCCATTGTGCCCACGAGTTAGTATCAAATACCATCTCAATGTAACGCATTCTAGTCTTTTGAGCCATATCTAATGATGCAACAGAGTATTCACCACTATCTGGATTGGTTGACAACATCACGATACTATTTTTAGGTAATTCCCAACTCTTATATCTATACTCTTCAGTAATAGACATACAAGCTTGCATTACCATTGGTAAAGCACGAGTGTAATCATCCAAGAATAAAATAAACTTATCATCTGGTTTCAACTCCTTTAACCAATATGGAACAGCATAATTCATTCTAGCTTCTCCAGTTGAAATACCTGTTTTCATAGCTTCTTCACTAAATTCAGCTGGAATCCATACAGTTTCACCATCATTCTCTTTAAACTGATATTGTTTCTGTGGAAATCCTACCAAGTGACCAAGGTCATCAATCGCTGCAGTATTTTCGACATGAATTTTGTAACCTAATTCTTGAGCAATTTGACGGATAAGTGATGTCTTACCAATACCAGCCTCACCTTCTACACATAAACTTGTAGGGCGATAACCTTTTTTAATTTGTGTCTCACAGTTTGCAATATACTGACGCAAATGTTTTGCTGTCTCTACTGGAGACAATTGAACTCTACTTTTAGTTGTTTCTTTTGACATTCTATTACTTTTCGATTTTTAATTTCTTACCATTATGTTTTTCAATTGCATCGGTACTTCCATTACTGGAAATTACCCATAACATTGGTTTGATGGTGTTTGGTGGTAATTCTGCATAACCGTCAGTGAAATAGATCATGCTAGAATACTGAGGTCTTTCATTAAAATATTCAATAATAGGTGTGAAATAAGTTCCACCTCTACCATGAATTTTAATCTCATGCTGACCTTTATAGATATAAGGCTCATAAATTTTTGTGTCAGCGCATAGGATTGTAATAACATATCCCATTTTCCACAGATTATAAATCTCAGACATAAACTCACCCAACTCTTTTTCTGAAACTGAACCTGAAGTATCAATTGCAGCTAAGATCATTTGCTTCTGTCTAATCTTAGTAGTCGGTGTTCCAGGAAAATAAGGGTTTGGTTTAAATCTAGTTATCCGAGTTTCTACCTCAGCACTATTCCCCACCCATTGCCGAATATGTTTCTTCCAATCAAATCTTGGAGGTTCTTTTTTAAGTGCAATTAATGCAGCTATTTCCCCCGGAACTGTCCCATGAGATTTTTTCATCTCTTCTGCCACAGCTTCCATTTGATAAGTTATTTGATTTTGAATTACAGATTTCTCTGCATCTGACAACTGATCAAAAATTTCCCAAAAGTGTTCATTGTTACCAAGATCATATTCCTCTGGTACTTTGTCTATCAACTGCTTGTAATACTTATCTCTACCTTCTTTAGGTACAAGATCTACTCCAAATTGAGCTTTAATTGACTCTAAGCTAATATGGTCCTTAGGTAGATACTTGGGATTAATGTATTGGTTAATTTCAGCATCACATGCAATAGTATCCAATTTATGATTACTGTATTT